ATTTCCATTCCTCCAGGATCGCGCCGAACTGCTCGTCGGTGTCCACCATGTAGACCTCGAAGCCGAGCAGATTGAGCATGAAGCGCCATTTCGACTGCTGGGCGCTGATCACGCCGACTTGCATCCGCTTGAACTCGGCGAAGAATACCTGTCCGTCGTGTTGCGATGTATCGCGCCATTCGCCGGGCTTGATCGGGGGCGGGTTACGCGCGTGCAAGAGCACCGTCCGATCCGGAAACCCCCGCACGCCTTCGAGCCTGAGCTTCAGCGCCTTGCCGCCGATCGCCTCGACCTTGGCGACGCAGCGTAGTTCCAAGGCACTTTCAAGCTCGCGCTTGGTCATGACCCGAACCTCGGTGCGTACAGCGTGGCCGTCTCGTCGCCGTCGTAATAGCCGCCGATGTGCGTGAGCAGCGGGGCGCGCAAGGACGCTCCATCGCGCAGGGTAATCGAGCGCCCGACGCGCACCAGCTTCGGGGCGCCCAGTGCCCCGTGCGCTTCGACGGCGATGCCGCCGCAGCTTTCCAGCTCTTCCAGATCCTGCACGGCGTCGCGCTGCAGGATGACCATGCCGCCGATGGTGCGCAGCGAACGGAAGTCGAGATTGACGTCGGCACCGATGGTCAGGCTGCTCTGGTCGCCGACGATCTCGGTTAGGTGCTCGGCCATGATACTGCTTTCCGGCTGCAGATTGATCCAGCCGTCGACGTGCCCGAGGCGCGGCGCGGCAAAGCCGGCGTCCTTGCCGATGGTCAACCAGCCGCGGATGCTCACCAGGTCGGGGGCGCGCAGCTCGGCACCCGGTGCGATAGTCAGGTGCCCGTAGAACTCGGTGACGGCCGGAAAGCTCAGGGCGTTTTCCTTGGTGACGGTCATGTTGCCGAGATGCTTCATTTGGTTGGTCCTTTCACAACGATTTCCCAAGAGTTTTGGTGGTGCTCACGCCAGTAGGCGTCGTCGGCAAAACGGAAACAGTTCGCCCTAGCTTGTTGAAGGTCGCCTTTCTTCAGCGCCGATAGTGTGGAGAAAAAGCACTTGCGGTACACCTTGTCGTTGGTGAGTCCGTAGCAGACCATGGCTGCCTTCGTCCACGAGTGGGCGACTTGTGGCAAAGTTCTGACCCGCATTTCAGGTCCTTTCAGATTTATCCAACTTTATGGGTTGACGAGGCTCCCTTTAATACGTTATGAGGGTCGCTGTCAAATGAAAACGGAGCCGATCATGGCCAAGGAATACAAGATCAGCGCCGGGGCTATGCAGACTTTGAACGCCCTGCTGAGCGCTGCTGCCGACTATGCCTTCGTCGGCTCGGCGCATCCCGATGTACAGGATGCGATCGAGGATCGCTTCAAGGCACGCGTGCAGTCGATGCGCAAGCTGATCAACCGGTTGGAAGCCGACAGCTACCACGCCACCTTTAAGGCTGTTTCAGCCGAAGAGGCTAAGCGCTTGCAGGCATCGAAATGAGTCTTGAGCAGCTCGACCGCGGCGACAAGGTCGACACCCATCTGGGCTTTTACCCGCCCGAGATGCGCGTGCTCGACACGCTGGCGAAGACCTATCGTACCAGCCGAAGCGCCGTGCTGGCCGAGCTGATCAAGGCGCACCTGGCCGCCGGCGAACCGCCGATCACCGATGTCCCGGTGGGCCGCGGCAAGCGCTATGACGTGCATGTGTTCTTCTTCGAGCCCGAGGTGGTGCTGCTCGACCGCTGGGCCAGCCAGTACCGCGTCAGCCGCAGCGCCGTACTCGGCCAGATGCTTCGCAAGCATCGCAGCAGCGGCGCCGACTTCAACAACGTCCCGGCGCCATCGAACAAGCATGCCGCGCGCTCTCGGCGCGCCGGCGCCGGCCGCCCCGCCATCATGACCAAGCCGTTAACCGAAACGTATGAAGACTGAAAGGGTACCAAATGAGCACCAACCGTCTCGCTGAAAAGAAACTTGCCGGTCTGATCGCCTTGAAGCTCGACGTCATGATTGATGATCAAAGGCTGGGGGATTTCATTCGCGATAACTGGTTTCAGATCGCGCCGCTGGCGCACTTGATCCATGGAGTGCCGGACGCCACCAAGGGTCCTCTCGGCTACACGCCTGAGCACAAGGATGATCAGGCCGACCATACCTACCTGCGCAACCTAGCCGAGAAGCTGCGCGGCATTCCGGTCCACTACGGGACGGATGACGGGGACATTCGGCGGCTGTTCGAGATTGCCGAGAAGGTGTCCTCGTGAACAACATCCTTGCCGTCGCCGACCATACCGCTCGCGCTCACTCAACCGTTGTCGGCGGCTCGAGCGCGGGCCGGGTGCTGCAGTGCCCCGGCAGCGTGCAGCTGTGCGCCAGCTACCCGAACGTCGAGTCCGAGTTCGCCGCGGAAGGTACAGCACTTCATATGGCGATGGACATGATCATGTCGGGCATTGCCAAGACTGACACCGACGTGATCGGCTTGACTTTCAACGGCTACACAATCGACGAGGAGATGTTCCGTGATGCAGTGGCCCCGGTTCTCGCGCATTGGGACGATCTCGATAAATCCCTCGGTGGCATCGATTTCTTCTCCGAGCAACGTGTTGTGTTCCCCGGCATCGAAAATGCCTTTGGTACTACCGACCTTGTTGGATCCGCAAAAGATCGAACTGTGGTCTATGACTTTAAATTCGGGCGCGGGGTCGCAGTTGATGCTGAGGACAATCCGCAGCTGAAATACTACGCCCTAGCAGCCATGCACACGCCGGCAACGGCGAAGTTCTTTGCCGATGATAAGCCTGTCGAGGTGTTCATTGCCCAGCCGAGGGTGAACGATGGCGAGCGCTTCACGCGCTGGATGACCACGACAAGGCAGCTCGAGGCGTTCGGCGTCGAGTTGCGCGTGGCCGTCGAGACGGCGTTGCTCCCCGATGCGCCGCTGAAGATGGGTCCCTACTGCAAGTTCTGCTCAGCGAAATCTGGCTGCCCGCTCTATCAGAATCTCGCTGCCAACGCCCAGCAGATGGGACATGATGACATGCGCGAGCACCTGGCCGAGTGGCTGCCGCAGGCTGACCTATTGATTGAGCTCGGTACCTTCATTAAGACGCTGGCCCACGATCAGTTGGAGAAGGGCATGGCCATTCCCGGATGGAAACTCGTCGCCAACCAGGCGCGCCGTAAGTGGATCGATGAAGAACTGGCGCTCAAGTACCTGACCAAGGTCGGCCTCCCGGCGCCGGATCGCTATGTCAAGAAACTTGTTTCGCCTAATCAGGCGAACGAGGCCTTGAAACGCAACCGGCTTCCGAGTGAACTGCCGGAGTTATTCCAGAAAAAGAAGCTGGTCGAGAAGGTCTCGTCCGGCACAACTCTAGCTCTAGCGGACGACAAGCGACCCGCTGTGGTCATGGCCCCGCAAGCGCTGCAGCTCCTCGCCGAGAGACTTTCGGCTCGTTGAAAGGAACCAATGACTGACGAACCAGAAATTGACGCCGATATCCGAGCTCAAGCGGTAGAAGCCACCGGCTTGCCGAACGTGCCGAAGATTCTCGATATGAACCTCGAGCTATCCCGCGATGAAAAGCTGCGCATGTCGGCGCTGATGATGGCGGTCTCTTACCATAAGGACACCATCGTCAGGGACAGCCAGATGTACCAGACGATGAAGCTGAACGGCGCCAACTTCCGTGCCACGGATTCGAAGCAGGTGCTCGACGCCGCACTGGTATTTGAAGGCTATTTGCGCGGCCACTATAACGAGATGATGGTTGAGATCACGCTTGGTGTGCAGCACGCCATTGACGACGTCTTCCAGAACATGCCCGATACCGACCCCGCCGGATAGGCGTAAAAATTCGCGGGCAACCACGCATCCGGCGCTTCGGCGGTTTCCGAAGCAATTTAGTAACCTGAAACCTAAAAGCAAAGAGAAAATATGAACGCGATCGTAGCACGTACCGGTGGCACCGGACTGATCAGCCGCGAAGATCTCGCCAAATCGCTCAACAACGCCGCCATGGCGATGCCGAGTGTCGGCGGTGACATGGCCTTCCTGAAAATGGACAAGAGCAGCGGTGACTGGCTGTTCGGTCAGGAAGAGACCGTCGTAGAGGATACCAGCCTATGGGCCGCCAACCCGCTGTCGCTCAAGCACGGCTGGGTCGCCTGGGATACCAACGGCGGCGGCGCCCCGGTGCAGGAGATCATGGTCTCGGCGCTCAATCGCCCGTTGCCAGCGCAGGACAGCCTGCCGGTTCTCGGCACGGGCACGCCGGACAAGAAGAGCGGCCGAGCCGAGCAGCTCACCTACCAGCAGCAGCGCAGCGTCGAATTGACATGCGTGCTGGGTGATGACGCTGGCACGACGGTCGAGTACAAGCAGTCGTCGACCGGCGCCATGAAGCTGTTTGGGGTCCTGATCAATGCGATCCTCGACCAGGCCAGCAAGGGCGACGAGTTCGTGCCGGTCGGCAAGCTAACCTTCGACTCGTACAAGCATAAGCAGTACGGCAAGATCAACAACCCGATCTTCCAGATCGTCGAGTGGCGGACTGCCGATGACGCCTCGCCGGTCGAGGACAAGCCGGAACCTGAGCCGGAGCCGGTTAGCCGTCGCCGCGCCGCGGCTCCGGTAGTTGAACGGACCGTCGTAGGCGACCCGCCGAAGGAAGAGCTCGGCGAAGAAGACGCTGCCCTCAAGGCCGAGTACGAAGCGGCCGCAGCCGAGAACCCGGCGCCGCGCCGGCGTGTTCGGCGCTAAGCCATGGATAGCATCGGCGGTAATTCGATTCAGCAGTTGAAGAGCTACGTGGACCGGATAGAGCGGGTCAACGCTGAGATCGACAGTCTGGCTGTCGACCGAAAGGACCTCTACACCGAGGTAAAATCGGCGGGGTTTACGCCTAAGATCGTTCGCAAAATGATCGCTCGTCGCGCCATGGAGAAGGCCAAGCGCGACGAAGAAGATGCGCTGCTAGAAACTTACGAAGGCGCGGTCGGTTCATAAGCCGTGCTCGAGACCGGCGCCGCGTAGGCGCCGGCCTACCTAGCAAGCCGAATAACAGAGGGTTTCGTATGACCACGGTAGCTATGCAATGGCGAGTATGCCCGCGTTTTCCGACGTACGAAGTGTCCGAATATGGTGATTTGCGGTTAGTCGCCGCGCGCCCTACACGCCGGCTAAACACTCGTTTCCATGGTTTTATTGATGCTGACGGTTATCTTCGTTACTCGGTGCGCGACACGGAGGGAATAAAACGTGCGATAGCGGCGCACGTACTTGTTGCGGAGGCGTTTTTGGGCCCTGCACCGTCAGACAAACACGAAGTAGCGCACGGGAACGGTTCGCGCGTCGGCTGTCACTATAGCGTGCTGCGCTGGGCGCTGCAGATTGAGAACCACGATGACCGCATTCTGCACGGCACCGAATCACGGGGCGAGAACAACGGACGCGCTAAGATAACCGAAGATGACGTCCGGTACATTCGACGCGAGTACCGTCGCGTCAAGGCGGAACGTGTGGCTGGTGGATTGGTGGCGCTGGAACGGCGCTTTAATCTGCACCGCTCTACTTTGATAGACATCGCGAAAGGTATCAGTTGGAACCACGTTCCGCTGGACCGAGACTTATACAACTGAGCTTTCGCGACAAACCTACGAGGCCGGCGGTGTCGCGCCGCCGGTCTTGCTGTCTTCTCGGAAGGAAAAACCAAACCATGCCCGCCTACTATTCGGAGTTCGACCCGAAGGCCGCCGCGTGGCTGCGCGAGCTGATCAAGCAAGGACACATTGCCGATGGCGAAGTCGACGAACGCGACCTTTGGGACGTCCAGCCCGACGACCTTCGGAGCTTCACCCAGGTCCATCTCTGCGCCGGAATTGGCGTCTGGTCTTACGCCCTCCGGCGAGCCGGATGGGATGACGATCGACCTGTATGGACCGGGAGTTTCCCGTGCCAGCCTTTCAGCGCGGCAGGTAAAGGAGCAGGGTTTGCTGACGAGCGGCACCTCTGGCCCGCCGGCTTCCACCTCATCGAACAGTGCGGCCCTCGAACGCTCTTTGGTGAGCAGGTTGCGAGCAAGGACGCAGAGCCTTGGCTCGACCTTGTACAAGCTGACCTGGAAGGACTGGGTTATGCCTTCGGGGCTTGTGCGTTCCCGTCTGCGGGCGTCGGTGCGCCGCACATCCGCGACCGAACGTACTGGGTGGCCGACGCCAACTTCGGCGCTAGCGAACAAGGGCGTCCGTTCGGAGGAAGGCGCATTGATCGAGGCGATGCGCAATCACGGCCCGGACCTGGCCGCAGCGGTAAGCTTGACTGGCTGGCCGACGACGACGACGAGGGATTGGAAGGACGGCGGCAACCCGGACGTGAACGTGCCGTTGAACGCCTTGCTGGGGCGGGTGTGCTGGCTGGCGGGCTGGGGCACCCCGAACGCCTCGGCACCGGGCGGGACGCCAGAGCAGGCGATAGCCCGGAAAATTGGGGCCGGCGCGGGGCCAGTAGCGACGACACTCGACCATCAGGTACAGTTTGCGGGCTGGCCGACACCGAACACACCAAGCGGCGGACGCTCGGTGTCGACGGACAAGATGAGCATCTCGGGCATGACGACGGACGGTCGGAAGCACACAGTCTCGCTGGAGCACGCGGTGAAGTTTGCGACCCCGGCCCGGTTAACGGCCTCTGGCGAGATGTTGACTGGCTCTTCTGCCGGGATGGAAAGTGGCGGCCAGTTGAACCCGGCACATTCCCGCTGGCTCATGGGGCTCCCGCCAGAATGGGACGACTGCGCGGTTACGGCAATGCAATCAATGCCGAAGCGGCTATCGCGTGGATCGAAAGCTACCTTGACACGCAAACCATCGAAGCCTGAGAAGGAAAAACCCGTGGCCAGCCTGCTCTTTTTCGACTGGGAAACCCAGTCGCTCGCCGACCTGCCGGTCACCGGCACGCTCAAATACGTGCTCGACACGAGTACCCGGCCGCTGCTGCTCAGCTGGGCGATCGACGACGCCCCGATCAAGCTCTGGTGCCCGGACCTGGGTGGGGAGCTTTGTCAGGAGGTTTGGACCTACGTCACCAGCCGGATGGCTGACTACGGCGCGCCGTCAGGCGTACCGGCGGCCATTGAAAAGCACTTGGCGCGTGACGACGGCTATACCGTGGCGTGGAATCACGGTTTTGACCGGGCCGTCTGGCAGCAGATTGCGACGCCCGACTACGATTTCCCCGAGCTGTTGACCGAGAAAACCCTCGATGCGATGGCGCAAGCCCAAGCCAGCAACCTGCCCGGCAGCCTTGAGTGGGCGGGAAGAGCTCTAGGATTGGGCCACAAAACAATCGGCGGCAAGGCGATCATGCAGCGCTTCGCCAACCGCGCCGAGCCGCTGCCCGGCTCGCCGGCCGACATCGCGGCGCTGATGGCCAACGGGCGCACGCGCGCCCAGGCAGTTGAGACCGCCATTGGGTCGTGGACGCTCTACCTCGACTATAGCGTGCAGGACACCGAGCTGATGCGCGCCGTGTGGAAGACGACGCGCCCGCTCGATGCCAGCGAGTGGCAGGAATACTGGGTTTCCGAGCGCATCAACGATCGCGGCATGCTCGCCGATCTTGACGTTTGTAAAGGCGCTTCACAGTACCACGAGGAAGAAGCGGCTTACGTCGTTGAGCAGATCAAGGAAATAACAGCTGGCCAAATCCCCGGACCTACCTTCACGGCGCAGATCAATGACTGGGTTTATGACCGGCTACCCGACGACCTCGCCGAACTGATGGTCAAGAAGCGCGATGAGGAGGGGTACGTCACTAACCTCACCGGTGACAAGAACATCATGTCGCGCCTACTCGAGGAAATTCAGGTCAGCGACGCGCCGCCAGCCGATGAGGTTATAGACCTGATCGAAGTGCTGCAGTTCGGTCGGTCGTCCTCGGCGTTGAAGTTCCAGAAGATCTTGGACCAGAACGTCGACGGGCGGCTAGGCGGCTCATATGTCTTCAATGGCGCGGGGCAGACAGGACGGTTCTCTTCCCGGGGGGTGCAGGTCCATAACCTCCCTCGTGCCTTTCTCGATAACGAGCTCGATGTGCTTGACATGGTTGCTGCTGGGTTGCCAATCGAGAAGCTGCGCGAAGTCGGGCCGGTCTCGTCGGTGCTCGCCAAGTTGATCCGCCCGACGTTTATGGCGCCGGAAGGCAAGCTGTTGGTATGGGGTGATTGGTCAGCTATCGAGGCCCGGGTAAACCCATGGCTGGCTGACAGCCGCGATGCCGAGCGCGCGGTGCTCGACGTGTTCCGCGCCAGCGACGCCGATCCGGATCTGCCGGATATCTACATTTACAATGCCGCGGCCATCTTCAACATTCCTGCTGACATCCTGTGGGAGCGCTACAAGAACGGTGACCCGGAAGCCAAGTTCATGCGCCAGGTGGGAAAGGTCGCCGTGCTGGCGCTAGGTTTCCTTGGCTCGATCGGCGCCCTCAATGCGATGGCGCGCGGCTATGGCTTGCGTTTGGCCAACGAGGAGAAGAAAAAGATTGTTGACGGCTGGCGCGACCGCAATCGCTGGGCCCGCCGCTTTGGTGATCAATGCGAGATTGCCGCCTTCGCTGCCATTCGTTCACCAATGTCGATGCAGCGCGCCGGCAAGCTGCGCTACCAATTTGCCCCTGACCTGATGGGCGGTACGCTGGTCTGTTTCCTGCCGGACGGCCGGCCAATCGTCTACCCGAAGGCCAAAATAAAGAAGACCGAGAAGTTCGGTAAGATGGTCGATACCATCGTTTATCTTAACGGAATGGGGTACCGTTCACTGTGGAACGGCTTGCAGGTTGAGAATGGTACGCAGGCCACCGCCGCCTCGATCTTGCGCCAGACGCTTGTCCGCCTGGAAGCCGAGGAGACCGAAGCCGAAATCGTCCTGCACACACATGACGAGGTAGGTGCGGAGGTCGACGAGGCTAGGGCTAGTGGCTTTGCCGAGCGCCTGCTTGAGACTATGGTACGAGGCTTCGACTGGACCGAAGGCCTCCCGCTGGCAGCCGAAATTTCGACCAGCTGGTACTACACCAAGAACCCCTGATAGGAGCCGACCATGCCGAAAACCGTATTCCGCGATAAGCCGTCGCCAAAAGCGACCAGTGACATACAGGAGGCCCTTTACGGCCTAACGCACTTCTTCGCCATGCACCAGCTAACCCCGGCAGTGGTCGAGCTATCGTCGCCGGAGGACGGCATGCGCCTGCGTTCGATGCTCGGATCGGAGCTGCTCTACATGCCCCAGTTCGTCGATCCGAAAGCCGACGTCTGGAATCAGGTCGAGTTGATGGGCGTCATCATCCGCTGGCCAGCCCGGGCGTACGCGATACCCGGGGGCGGGTACGAGTGGCACTAGACTGAGCGACGCGCCTGCTTCAACGGCGCGCATTGACTGAAGGGAACCGGGGCAAACCAACCATGACCAATCGTCGCTTTTTCATGCTGGGCGCCGGTGCGCTGATCGCCGCGCCAGCTATCGTGCGCGCTGAATCGCTGATGAAGCTGTTCGTGCCGACGCCTGAGATTTTGCTGCCGACCCAGTACGCCATGGAGACCTACTCATTGGGCTTCGCGGTTACCCTGGAGGCGTTCGAAGAGAATTTGTACGAGTCACTGATGGCGCGGTACGACGTGACCATTGCTGGGGCAATGTTAAATTCTATGGCCATCGGATGACGTTCGATCCGCGTGCCGACCGGACCGCCCTACGCCTGAAGCTCTACGAAGGCGGCTTCTCGCCGCTCGCCAACAAAAACAAAATGTGCCTCATCAAGGAGTGGAGCACGCTCAAGGTCACGCCCGAGATCATCCAGTCGAAGCAGTGGGCGCGCTCGCATTCCTTCCTCGACACGGGCATCAGATGCGGCGATGTCATCGCCCTCGATTTCGACGTCGACGATGGCAAACTGCTCAACGATCTGCTCGACGCGGTGATCAACGAAGGCCTGGTCGACGAGAGCCTCTTCGTTCGTATCGGCCGCCCGCCGCGCGAACTCTGGGTCTACCGGACCAAGGACAAGATCGGAAAGCGCACCACCGGGCACTTCCTGCCGCCCGACAGCCCCGAGGGTTTCGCCGGCTACGCCGTAGAGATCCTCGGCGCCGGTTGCCAATTCGCCGCCTATGGGCAGCGCGACGAGAACACCGCCTACCAGTGGCCCGAGCAGAGCCTCGTCGACCACCAGTACATGGACCTGCCGGTCATCACCCTGCAGCAGGTCGAGACGCTCAAGGATTTCTGCGAGGGGTTCTTCGCCAACCACGGCCTGACCCGGGCCAGCGCGGCGGGTGGCACCGATGGCGGCTACACCCACGTCTATGACCTGACGCCCGACATGGTGTTCGATGTCAAGGACCAGGGGCCGATGACGGTAGCCGAGATAGCCGAAGCGCTCGCCGTTAATCCGGATGACGTCTGGCGCTGCACCGTCGACAGCTTCCGCCCGACGTCTGGGTCTTGGGCTGGTATGGTCAGCTTGGTCAACGGCGCCGTGTGCATCTCGGACCACGGCACCTACACCAGTCATTTCCCGCTCGCCGATGACGTCAGCGCCAGCCTGGCCAAGCTTGGCGCGCTACTCGCCGAGCGCTTCCCGGAAACCTCGCCGCCCGAGCCGGAGAACCTGATTCTTGACCCGCGAGCGCCGCTCGACGACAATCTGGCCAAGGCGCTGAAGCGCTACATCTTCGTTGCCAGTGACGCGCTGATCTTCGATCCGCACGAGGATTTCCAGACCAACACCACCAAGCAGTTCCGCGAACAGATGGCGCCTTTCTATGAGGCCAAGCTTGGGCCGCGCGGCTCGGAACAGATCACCTGGCTATTCGACCAATGGATGCGCCATCCCGCCCGAGTGACGGTGAAGGACGCACAGATGCGCCCCGACCATGCCGGTAAGCTGCTCTTTGTCAATGATGCCGCCCGCCACCTCAACACCTATGACCCGCCGGCGCACGATGCGCTCAACGGCGACGCGACGATGGGGCTGCGGTTGGTTGAAAGCTTGCTGCCAGATCCTGATGAGCGTCGCTATTTCATGCACTGGCTCTCCTTCAAGCTGCAGCACCCGCACATACCTGGGCCGGCCGTGGTGATGGTGGCACCGGGAAACTTCGGTACCGGCCGCGGTTCGGTGGTCAAGCTGATCGAGCGCCTGTTCGGCAAGCGCTATGTCCGGACCATCGATTTCGACACCTTGATCGGCAAGGGCACACAGTCCCAGTACAACGAGTTCATGGTCGATTCGCTCATCGTCGCCGTCAATGAGGCCTCGGAAAGCGATGCCAACACCTCGCGCTGGCAGTCGCGCGCCAACGCCTATGAGCACCTGAAGAACATCGTCGACCCCGGTGACGAGCGCACGGTCCACGTCAAGCGCAAGGGGTCGAAGAACACCACCGAGCGGACCTTCGCCTCGTTCTTCATCGCCTCCAACCATGGCGATGCCCTGGTTATCCCGTCTAATGACCGGCGCTTCGCTATCCTTTCCAATGGTACCGCCCCCTCGAATGAGTTCTTTGCCGAGTATTACCGTTGGCTCGGCGTCCCCGCCAACGTCGCTGCCTTCGCCCGCGAGCTGCTCGCCGTCGACCTCGCCGGCTACAACCCCTTCGTCGCGCCGCCGATGACCGCCGCCAAGGCCGACATGGTCGACGCCGGGACGTCCGATCTGGATCGCGCCGCTGCCGCGGTGCTGACCAAGCCCGCCGGGGCGCTGATGGTCAAGGAGCAGTTCCTGCTGCTGATCGAAGCCGTCATGCTCACTGAGGGCTACGAGTTCCCAGAGGACTGGCAGCGCACCGCCGAGCGAATCTTCTCGAAGAAATCGCGCCGGCTGCTAGGTCCCGACCGGCACATGGTCGAGGGCAAGATGCGCTCGGTACGGCTGGTCGGCGCTTGCAACTCGGCCTCTTTGTCGGATTTGAAATCCATGCTAGACGAGATCGGCAAGAATGGGCCCGTTACTAGACCGATAAAAGCTACCGGCACCGTAGTTTCATTCCAGCGGAAGGCGTTGTGAGCATGGACGACAGCAAGTTCTTCGCCTCGGTTCGCCAGCACCTGTTCAACGGTTCGCTGGCCCAGCCGCAGGTCGACGGCTTCAACGTCCTGCTGCCCGCCATCGCCGGGCTGATCGTGCCGCAGCGCTCCTATGTGCTGGCGACCGCCCTGCACGAGACTGCCCACACCATGCAGCCGATCGCCGAGTATGGTCACGGCGCTGGCCATCCCTATGGCGTGGTCGACCAGAGCGGCAAAGCGCCCTACGGCCGCGGACTGGTGCAACTGACCTGGCGCTACAATTACGAGAAGGCCGATAGCAGCCTTGGCCTCGGCGGCCGGTTGCTCGCCAATTACGACCTGGCGCTCGAGCCCGACATCGCCGCCAAGATCCTGGTGCAGGGCATGGTTAGCGGCTGGTTCACCGGCAAACAGCTGGCCACGTACATCGGTCCGACCAAGCACGATTTCGTGAGCGCGCGCCGGATCATCAATGGCACCGACAAGGCGGCGCTGATCGCCGGCTATGCCGAAACCTTCCTTACCGCCTTTAATGGAGCTGTATCATGACTACCAAAATCACTGTCGATGTTCCGGCTGGCCACGGCTGGAAAGTGCACGTCAAGATCGAAGACCAGAAGTATGATCACGAGAAGAAGGCTATGTCCGCCGACTGGATTGTGGTTGAGGACGGGCACGTAAACCCGGGCGAGAAAAGAGACTTCTGGCTGTCTAGTTCTCGTCGCGCTACATTCGATGAAATCCCTACGACCGGCGCGTGAGCACGCTGCAGGCGCTGCTGTTTCTGGCGCTGTTCATGACCGCCGGCCTGATGGCCTTCAATATCGTGCTGTTGCTCGGCAACCAGCTTTACCTCGCCGTGCGTAATCGTCTCAAACCCGGAGCCCGTCTGCCATGAAGTTTTCCCGCTACCTTCTCGCGCTGCCCTTTATCCTGTTCGCCACCGTCGTCTACGCGCAGAGCGCCGTGACCATCCCCGGCCCCACGACCGTGGTCGCCGTGCCGGTCGGCGACTGGATCACCCAGATCGCCCCGGTCATCCAGGACGCCCTGCTCGCCATCGTTACCGCGCTTGTCGCCTGGGCGCTGCGCAGCCTGCCCGCCGCTATCCGCACCTACGTGACCGCCGGCATCACGGCACAGGTCGAGCAGATTTGTGATCACGCCATCGACTGGGCCATTGCCGCGGTCGCCGGTGCCAGCAAGGACAAGGTATGGACCGTGCCCGTCGGCAACGCCGTCGTGGCGCAGGCGGTGCAGTACATCATCGCGCACGGCCCGGCATGGCTGGTACAGTGGATGGGCGGCAAGGATCTGATCGCCCAGAAGATCATCGGCCGGGTGCAGGCGCTGTTGCCTGACAATGCACAGGTGGTCGGCGCCAACGTCATCGTGGCCGCGCCCTCGGTGCCGAGCAACGCCGGCGCCGCGGCGCCGCTCGGTCTGGTCACCGTCGTCGATAGCCCCCTTATCACCGCGTCGCCGTTTGCCCCGATTCCATGAGCATCTCGCTCGCCCTGCAGCTGTTCAAGCTGGTCAACGCCCTGATCACGATCTTCCAACAGCAGCAATGGTACCAGCAAGGAAAGGCCGCCGCCGATGCCGAAGCTAACGCCGAACAGCAGAAGCGTATCGATGCGGCGAATGCTGCTCGGGCTGATGCTGACAAGTTTGCTGGCGGGGTGCACGACCCTGACCAGCGGGACTAGGTTCATCGATAGTTCATGCCAGTCGTTCAAGGTCATAAACTATTCGAAGAACGACACGCCCGAGACGATTACGCAGGTGCGTGCACATAATAGAGTTGTGCACGCATTGTGCGCAGTTTCCTAGACATGCTTCCATGTAGTGCGCCACAATACCTTGCGAACAGCGCTTACGCTCACCCCATACTCGTCAGCTATTATTCTAGGTAGGCGCGTATCTTTGCGTATACGATGAACATCGGATTCAGTTAATTTATGAAGATGTTGTTCTTCTCCACACGGAACAGCGCCGTTTTTACGCCGGCCTTTCGCGTCCATATCTTTCACGTTGTCTAGTTGAGAGCCTACGAATAGGTGGTCAGGGTTAACGCAGGGAGGGTTATCACAATGATGCGCGACTACTTTTCCTTCTATGTCGACGTGCTTGAATACTTTTGCCGCGTACCGATGAGCAAACTCCACCTTGCTATTGCAGATGAAAAGCCCGTATCCGTTGGTGGCCACGTATCCTAGCCATTCCCAGCAACCTTCTGAACGTTTGATGCGTTTATTGAACTCGGTTAGCTCATTTTTTACCCTGCGTGCTGTCTGATATCGACCGTTGCAGTTTCGGCTGCACACAGGGCTGGTGGCTTCTCTTCCGCCCCACGGATGAAAAGGCTTGTCGCATATGCAGCACAATAGGGTGATAGACGTGTTTCTTGCATGTGACATGTCCCGAGCATACGTTAGCAAAAGTGCGCGCACAATACCTTTCGTACTCGTTGTGCCCGGTAACGCCATAGGAGGCTGACGGTGCCACTCTTCGCCAGCTACCAGGACTTCAAGCGCCTAGAACACAAGGTCGATGCGGTCCTCGCCGGCCTGAACATTATCTACAAACAGGAGATTACCATGTCTGCAGAACTCGACGCCCTGACCGCTGAAGTCGCTCAGGACACCACTGTTGAAGCTTCGGCCGTCACCCTGATCCAGGGTCTCGCCGCCCAGATCACCGCGGCCGGCACCGATCCCGCCAAGCTTTCGGCGCTCACCGCCTCGCTGACCGCGTCCTCGACCGCGCTGGCCTCGGCTGTCGCCGCGAATACGCCGGCCGCCCCGGCGGCCTAGGTCCTTATAAGGGACAACGAAGAAAGGCCACTCCTGCGCATTGGGGTGGCCTTTTTGTTTTGATCGCCACGTCAGCAGTTGACGAAAAAGCGCAACCCCGCTACCTATTAAGGCATTCAAGCCGCATGGGAAATGCATGCTTTATCGAGCCGGCCCGGTGAATATCTATGTGCGCATCAAAACGCGCTTCGGTTTACGGTTGTCCGAATGGATGATCGCGGTCCAGACCTTGCTCTACGGCGTTATCCTGCTGCTTCCCTACGACACTTTCGATTCCTCCCCCGTCTATAGCTACGCCCGACATATAGTAAGCGAGAACGTGCTCGGCGGTGTTATGGCGTTCTTCGGCGTGCTGCGCCTCGTCGGCCTTACCGTAAATGGCGCCCGGCAAGACATAACCCCGTGGATACGCGTCGTATCAGCCGGGGCGGGCTTCATGCTCTTCTCGATTCTTCTTTTCAGCTTTGCACTTTCCGGCATTCCTAGCGGGTGGATTGCCATCTGCATCCCCATCCTGGTGGTCGAAATCATCAATGTCTACCGTGCGGCCCACGACGTCGGGGAGTACGGGGCTCATGTGGCCTGACCTGTCTTCCTTTCCCCCGTGGGTAAACGCTATCACCGGTGCCCTGTTCGCCCTAGGTATCGCGGTCGTCGGTGTCACCACCTTTTATGGCAAGCTGCGCGGTAGCCTTACCCCCGCCGAGGGCCAAACCGGCTCCGCCCAGATCGCCATGATGTCGCTCGACTCGACCGCCATTCGTGAGCACACCGCCGCGGTGCAAGAGGTTGCCGTGGAATTCCATAACGTTGCAACGGAGATGCGGCAGGTCACCGCCATCGGGCGCGAGTACCTGGATTCGCTCGAGCAGCGGCAGGAAGAAGACGAGCTTCGTGCCGCCGAGCGCCGGGGCTATGAGCGCGCCCAGGCCGAGCGCGTGCGCTCGCCGCGCAAGACGCCGGTCAAGCGCGGCGGGCCCGGGTTCCTTCCGGATGGCAATCGATGAAGCCCTCGACCGTTCGCGCCGCCGGCGCCTGGTGGAAGCGGCTCAACCGCAAATCGCCCGGCTGGGATGAGCCCGGGCGCTTCTGGGGCCGAATGGCTCAGGCGGTGTTTCTCGGGTTGGTCTTCTGGTACCTCCGGAGCCGCTAACGCGCCGGGGACACGCTGATGCCCGCTGGCACCGGGTAAGGGTTCGGTGCTGTCGGTTGGCCGGTCAGCGCTTCTGATCCCGTCATTGTCGCTCCCTGCGCGCCAATTCGCGCCAACTGCTCGGCAAGGTTCGGTCCGGTGTACGCCGGTCGCGTCACACCTGCCGGCACACCGGGTGTAGCCACGATGTCGGCGGCGCGCTGGGCGTTCTTGAACCCGATCCGCTTGGCCATGCCGCGTGCCACGCCGGCGCCGACCGACTCCAGACCGGCCGCGACCAAGGGCGCGCTAGGACCAAACACCGGGGCCAGCGCCTCGCCGCCCAGCATCGCGCCACCTATGCCGCCCATGATGTTGTGTCCGGCGCCACCGCCGAGCGAGAAGCCCATCTTGCCGATCAGGCCCAGCGCGTTCTGCGTCGTCGTGCCCTTGGCCACCTGACGAATAGCGGCCTGCTCGACAGGGCTGAACTGGTTAAAATCCGAGCGTTTCATCAGTTGGAGAAAGGACAGCTTCAAGCCGTTGGTGGGCCCGCTGGCGTAGGTGTCGGCGTTCTTTATGGCGTCCTCGAGCAGCCCGACACGCGACTCGCGCGCCCAGGTCGAGATGCCGTTCATCAGGTCCTTGGAATCCTGCGTCGGGTTGACGCCGCCCAGCGTATCGGTCGAGTCCAGCCCGTTGACATAGTCGTCCAGTTTGTCGACGACGATGCCGCCAAGCTTGCGCGTGGTCGGCGAGGCCGAGGTGCTGTTCGCCACCTCGTTCGCATTCATGCGCAGCATGTGCAGGTCTTTCAGATCCACCACGGTGTTGGACCCCGGCGCGGTTATGTCGTCGGCCACCGAGTAGAGCTTCTTGAGCAGCCCAATGGCCTCCGGATTGTTCTCGATCGTGGGCCGGTAGCCTTTGGTGGCGCTCTGTATGCCGTCCAGCATGTCGAGATACGAGTTGCCGTTGAGCATGACCGGGTTGGTATCTACCGAACTCTGGAACAGTTGCGATCCGGCGCTGCGCAGCGCCGCCCTATCCGGGGCATTGGCAATGGCAGCATCCACTACCGACTTCTGCGCCATGCCAGGCAGGATGCCGCCCAGCTTGTCCGCTACCGCGCCCACGCCCTTGCCGATCAACGGTCCGGCTACGCCACCCACCGCGCCAAGTGCGGTGCTGCCCGCGATCTGCCCGAGGTCGCCGCCGCGCGTTGCCGCATCGGCGCCACTGATGGCCGCCTGCGACGCGGCGCCGAGTCCGACGCGCGCACCGAGACCCATGGTGGCGTCCATGCCGAGCAGCTTGGCCGCCGCGGGGATTTCGCCGCCGACCAGGTACGGCGCGACGCTGCCGGTCACCTGTCCGGCGGCCTGCTGTAACGGGTTGGCCTTGTTCAGAGTGTCTTCGTTCGCCTGCATTTCGCTCGGGCTCACGCCTAGGCTCTGCTCTTCCTGCTGGCGCAGCCATTTGAGCGGACCGCCGACGATCGGCAGGCTCTCGATGGTGTTGTTGGCGTAGGTCTGCAAGCCGCCGCCCAGCGCGTCCGCTGGCGCGGTCCTGGTGGGCGTCGTCGGCTGCCCTGGAACATAGCCAGGAACGGGTGAAGCGCCGGCGCCAACGATAGGCGCCGACTGCCACGCGGGGGTAGCTCCGCTACTACCACCGCCTACGATTGGCGCGTCCTGCCACCCGGCCATCAGGGTTTCTGCCTGACGTGCCCATCAGGGCCGCGGAAGGTCGCGCCCGACGGCAGCGCGTTGTAATCGGCGTCATTCGCAACCGTGGCTGGAGCGTCGCCGGTGTTCGATGCACCAGGGGCGGCCGACGCGGGGCCTTCAAGCAAATTCTTATACTGGCTGAGATCCACGCCATATTTCTGCGCGACAGCGGTGAGCTTGGCCGCCGAGGAGCTATCCAACAGTGGAGCCGTGTAGGGCCGGCCCATGGATCGGGCATAGTTCTCCTTGATCGACGCGGCGCGGGTGTCGAGCAGGTTAAGTGCCTGCGTGACCGCTGCTTTCTGTTGGTCGGGCGAGGAATTCGAATCTAGATTAGCGCGCCAGGCATTCACGCCGGTGACGTCAGTCGCGCCGCCTTTAAGCGCGCGGTCCATTTCCGTCGACACCGCCGTGGCGGCGTCGTTGAAAGACTTGATCGGCCCTGCGCCGGTGGCGGCCTTGGCCGTATTGGCGACAGCATTCCAGCCGGGGATGTTTGAATTCTGCAACCCGTCGTAGGCGTCTGACAGCTCTGCCAAATGGCCGGTGATGTTGTTCATCGACTGTATGCTGGTAGCATTGCCACCTGAGCCGACAAAGGACTTCAGCGCGGTATTGCGGGCGGCGAACTGCATTTCATCATAAGTTGGGTCGATACGATGCGCATCGGCTAGCAGTTGTGGGCGCTGGATAGAATTCTGAGACCCCCGAGCAGGTATGGCTTTAGGATCGGCGCTGTAATTTAGCACCGAGGCCAACTCTGCCGCGTATTGTGGGTCACGTTCGGCCTTGTCCGCGAATATTTTAGCTCCCGCTTCGGATATGCCCGGAGGTAGCCGCGCAACCAGTGGCGCGCTTTTCGTGGTAAGCTGTGTACCGTCGGCTAGCACCGTCGGTACCGTGCCAGTCAGATTTAGCGCGTTCGCGGTGCCCGGCGAACCGAAGGGCACGGGCGGACCGGGCATCGTATCGCTCGCGCCACTATCGGGGGCTATGCCAAAAGCGTTCGGCTGCCGAGTCAGCGCCGCCATCATGGCCGCTTTTTTCTCCGGCGACGCGGCGGCGTACTCATCAGCGAAAAGCCCCTGGGGGGATTGATTCGTCTTAACCCCCAGGGCAATTTTCGCAGCCTCGTTGGCCTGGTCCGCCTGCTCGATCTGGTCCTTGGTCTGCTGCGCCTTGATGCCCATCAGCCCGGCTGTCGCCTCGTGTGCATTGGCGTTGTCGCCCTTCATCATCGCGGTGTAAGTGTTGAGGCCCTCGGCGCCACCGGTACCGATGTTGCTCAGCGCATAGGGTGAAGTACCGCCGGCAATGGATAGCCCCGCCTGCATCAGGGCGAGCCATGGATCGCGCGCCTTGGCGGCGTTGGCGTCGGCTAACTCCTTCGTATACTGCTTGGTCAGGCCCGAATAGTCCTGCCCGAACGGCGCGGCGGCGATGGACCCGTCGGCAGGCGGTAAGCCGTTGTCGGCGCTCGGCACCACACTGATAGCTGGAGCTACATCGGCTGTGGACGCACCGGCGGCCGACATATCAATCGGGATGCCGTTGGCGCCCGCCGGAATAGCCCCGGCGATTCCTGCCGCCGCCGACTGGCTCGGGTCATAGCCGTAACTGCCGAGATTGCCGCCTGTCGGCAGCGGGACGCCGCCTATGTACGTGCCCGGCTCGGGTGGAATCAGGTCATTAAGATTGCCGACGTAGCCGCCCGAGGCGTAGTGGACAGCACCGCCGTTACGATAGCCGGCCGCTGCGGCGATTCCGGTAGGAGCGGGCATAGGCGCGCCAGGCATCGCAGGAGGGGAGCCGATACCCCCCGGCATGGCCATCGGCGCGCCCTGCCCCGCGGCAGCGCCAGAAGGCGGCGCGAGACTGGATGACATGTCCTGGGCGACGGTGGTTTGCGGCTTTTGCAGCGCCATCTGGCCGCTGAAACGCTGGCGCATGTCCTTGCGCCGATTGACCTCGCTGAGCACCAGATAAGGCGGCACGGCGCCCGACGGCTGACTGAGCTCGCCAGCCAGCGCGCCATCCGGCAGGTTCTTCAGGATTTCCATCTGGTCGATCAGGTTCGGCATCTAGTGTGTCGCGGCTCCATAAGCACCAACACCGGCCGTGGCGAGACCGGCGATCTGCGACAGCAGGCTCGGCGGCGGGGTCGTGGTCGACGTCGAAGTCTGATTTTGGTAGGTGCCATTGAGCAGCTTCGAATAGAGATCAGCCTGCGTCGTCGGATACTGATTCTGCGCCGTCCACTGGGCATTCTGGGCGTTGAGCACGTTCTGGTTCTGCGTCTGCTGTGCCGAGCCGACACCCGACAGCGCGGCAGCGTTCTGCAACCCGGTGGTGTTGGCCGTGGCCGCCATGTTGCCTTCGGCGGTAGCAGCATTGATGCCGAGCTGGTTACCCTGCAAGGCGTTGGTCTGGTCGTTCTGGAACAGGCTCGTGGCGTTGTTGTAGGCGGTGTTGAGCCCGGTTGCCTCTATGCCTTGCAGATTGGTGTTGAGGTTCTGCTGGGCGATGCCGTTGGCGATAGTGGCGCGGTCACCGCCGAAGGCTCCGGCCTGCACGGCGGATGCGTCGCGGCTGTTCTGCTGCTGGTTGTAATCCTGCGTCGCTTGCGCCTTCTGCACGTCGATAGACGACTGCGTGTAGGGGTTCATGTACTTGCTGAGATCAGCATTCAGGATACTCGTCGGCTGGTATCCGGAAATGCCTTGCAAGGTGTTCTGCGCATTGGTAATGCCGCTCGGCGTGCC